TTTTTGAAGATTGTACATGAGAAAGGTCATGCTGATTGGTTTCTTGATGCAGATGAGTGTATAAAGCACAAACTAGCTAATCAACTGCGTGTTCCGAAATTTTCTTTTGATGTTAAAGTTGATTTTAATTTTGAATAATACTTGACATAGTGATGGTATAAGGTTATAATGTATAAAGATCAAATGGTCTACAAGATTGGCGACTTAGTTAGAGTAGGTTTTTCACCTGATGCGATACGAACTGTTGGTTTAATTGTTTCAATTAATGAAAATTCTACTGTCTATGGTGTCAAACTAGGCAACCATGTTCAAAAATTTCACTACTCATTTATACAACATGTCAAAGGAGGCATAAATGAACGAACAAAATGAAAAGGAACTTATGCTTGTTGAGTATATCAAGTCCCTTAAAGCCTTAGAAGATGCGATGGAGCCATTCAAGGACCAACGTCGAGATCTTAAGAAGTCATACCAAGAGAATGGTTGGCTGACTCGTGATGAGATTAGTCTCGCTGTCAAGGCATATCGATTGATGAAAAGTGGCGATGATCTAGATGATCTTTACGATATGTACAGCCTGCTTCGCAAAGCAAAGAGTTCAAGTAATCATGCTACTTGAGTATAGTAGAGTCCGACCGGATGTGTTGCCCCCAACCAGGGGGCATCCATCTGATGCTGGATTAGATGTCTATTACTGTCCACAAGATCCACAAGAGGTGGGTCGCAACTTGAAGCCTGGGGATAGTGTTATCTTGCCGACCGGACTTCGCTTTGGTGTGCCGCACGGTTACATGCTTGAGGTTAAGAACCGCTCTAGTTTAGCATCTAAACGTAGTTTAATTGTTGGTGCATGTGTGGTAGACTCTGGCTATGATGGTGAGATATTTATTAACATTCACAATATCGGCAACGAAGATCAATTCGTCGCCAAGGGCACAAAGATTGCTCAGTTGGTAATGATACCGGTGGTATCGTTTAGGGCCATCGAGACAGCATCCGGCGATCTTTATGAATGGTATCCAATTACAATTAGCGACCGAGGCGAAGGCGCTTTAGGGAGCACGGGTGAATAGAAAGCAGCGACGGGCAGCGGCAAAGGCAGCAAAGAAAGGTGGAGACAAAGAACTTTCCGAGAAAATTTTTTTGTTTGAACAGATGCCGGATGAGTGTTCCGCGTGCATAAAACCATTTGACAAGACAGACAAAGAAATGGTAAAATCATGGAATGTAGTTGTAAGAGAAAAAGAAAGTGTAGTAAGATTATATTGCCCTGATTGTTGGCAAAAAGCAATCAACGTTATTCAAACATATGGAGAAAAAAATGACGACAAAAGATAATGAAAAAGAAATTAAAAAGCTTCGTGAAGATATTACAAAGCTCAAAATGCGAGTTAGCGAATTGGTTGATGAGCTAAAGCGCACCAACTATGAGCTTCTCAATTTCAAAAAGAGCGCCCATCGCGATGTATCGCTTCTTCGTGAAACAACCACTGAGCTTGAAAGAAGGACTCGATGACATACACAGCTATATTTCAAACAAGCAGTGGCCAGCTTTCAACGCTAACGCTTGATGAGTCGCACAACAAAGATGTCGCGTGGAAAAATATTCACGCGAATCGCGATAACCAAGAATCATGTTTAATTCTTTTGGTTCCGGGTATTCACATTGTTTATCGACATGAGGATTTGTTTAAAGATGCAGAATAGAGAATCATTGTGTTTTGACGATTTGTTGTTGGTACCACAATTTTCAGATATTGAATCAAGAAAAGAAATTGATATCGGAAATACGCTGTCTGACGTTAGCTTTGCTATGCCAATTATATCAGCACCTATGGATACTGTAACTGAAACCGCCATGGCTAACACCATGTGCAAATATGGTGGTTTGGGGATTATTCACAGATACAATACAATTGAGGAGCAAGCAAAACTGGTTCGTAGGTCTGTGCGCGGAAACAAAACTGAAAATGTTGCAGCCGCTATTGGCGTAACCGGAGATTTTCTTGAGCGTGCTATTGAGCTAACAAAAGCTGGAGCTAAATTTATTTGCGTTGATGTGGCACACGGTCATCATTCGATGATGCGATATGCCTTGGAAGTGTTAAAAAATACACTTGGCGATGCATCACATATCATGGCCGGAAATGTCGCGACCCTTAAAGGTTTTAATGATTTAGCTGACTGGGGAGCCGACAGCGTTAGGGTTGGTATCGGGGGTGGTTCGATTTGTTCTACGAGGATACAAACTGGCCATGGTATACCAACACTACAATCAGTTATTGAGTGCGCGCAAACTAATCGCAGTGCTAAAATAGTTGCTGATGGTGGAATCAAAAACTCTGGCGACATTGTAAAAGCCTTGGCTGCTGGAGCTGATTTTGTAATTCTTGGTTCTTTGTTGGCTGGCACTACACAATCGCCCGGTGAAGTTTTTTATAAAAACGGTCATAAATTAAAAACTTATCGTGGCATGGCTTCTGCTGAAGCACAAAAGGATTGGCGTGGTGTTGCCTCTTCCTTAGAGGGCGTGTCTACAGCTATTCCTTTTAAGGGCCATGCAGGTGATATTCTAAACAATCTTAAGCGTGGTATTAGAAGCGGTTTGTCTTATAGCGGAGCTAGAAATCTAACTGAGCTACGTGCTAAGTCTCAATTTATCAAACAAACAAATGCGTCACAACTTGAAAGTAACACGCACATTGTTACGAGATACAAATGACAGAGAAAAAAGGTGACTTAAAAAGATTAGTGTTTTATGACAAAACACATCGACATGTTGAATTAAAGATCAGATTGGATCACGATGACATGACTCAATCTGAATTTTTTCGTTCGCTGATCACTGGTTACCTTAATAAAAATGAATACATCATTCAGTATTTGAGTGACTATCGTTCAACCAACAACATTCAAAGCAAAGCAAAAATCAAAAATTCAAAAAAATTAATCGATAAGGGAAAAGATGTCGAGACAAAATTTTCTTTAAACGATGGAGAAAAGCAAAATATATTTGATTTAATTGCAGAGGAACACCCAGATTTATGAAAAAATGCGCTAATGAGTGCCTAATTAATAATAAGCTATGTCAAAAAAAATCTTGTCGTTACTGGCAACCTTATGAGGAAGATTACAACTGCACATTTATAACTGTTGACAGGCATGGCCCCTTATCTTTGAAAGAGGTCGCGGCAAGAGAAAAGATTAGTTTGGTGCGTGTAAAACAAATACAAGATAAGGCTTTAGTCAAATTAAAAAAATTGAATCCACTTATGAAGGATTTTTTAACATAAAACAGCTATTATTAAAACCACTTACTATTTATAAACAGCTTGTAAATTTACAACATCTTAGGAGACAACTAACATGAGCAAGAAACTTCTTAATGAGACGCAAGTTCGTCGTTTCATGAAACTAGCCAATATTAACGAAGGCGGCTATGGCGGCATGGGTGCCATGGGTGCACGTGATGAGGATGAGGGCGCTGATCCCGTTGGTGCAGACCCCGCAGCCGCACTTGACGATGACCCCGAGGTAGGCGCCCCCGAGGGAATGGACGATGACGCCGATGGCGAAGTGGTCTTGTCATCTGAAGATGCCCAGAAAGTAGCCGAAGCGCTTCCAGCCATGGAAAAAATCGCAGCTGCGGTTGGCGGTGATGATGACATGGGCGACATGGATGATATGGGAGATATGGACGACATGGGTGGAATGGATGATGCGCCCGGTGACGATATGCCCATGGGCGCCCGCGACGATATGATGGAAGAACTAGAAGCAGAAGGCGTCGAACTGCTTGATGAAAATGAAATTGTTGATGCTGTAATTCAACGAGTTGCAAATCGCTTGGTGAGTGAATCTCGTCGTCAGAAAAGAGAGCAAAAGCTAGAGAGCTTGGCTGAAAGAATTATTAGCAAAATCGCTGATAGCGAATAACAAAGCTCTTAAATAAACTATGCTTACATGTTAGTATTAATACCACGGTGCTCGCCGTGGTATTTTTTTGGTGAATTATGAATATCTATATTATTGGTTTATTGTGTTTTGTTCTTGGATACATCACGCACAAGTTTTTTTCCTCCATGGTTAGTTTGGGACGGACCATGATTCTTTGCAAGCATATGATACTTGATTGCTTGTTTATTTCCTTGCAAATGTCAGAGGATGTTGCGTTTATTCGTTCAATTAAAACAAAAGAAATGCGTGATTTAGGTGTCAATGACAAAACAATTTCACATTCATTAATGATGTTTGACAAAACAATGAATGATTGGAAGAACACATGCATACAAAAAATTCTAGTTTCATACCCAATGATCGCGCGCGGTCAACTAAAGTTTGATGATTGGGATAGTGCAATAAAATATTTACAGGAAAACAGATGACAAAAGATAAAAAATCCACAGAAGATAATAAAAAAACTACTGATGAAGAAAAGAAGGCAATTGTTATGGTTGCCAATAATGAAAGTGCCGAAGATGATTTTAGAACAATTGGTGTCTTTGGCGAAATCGATGAGGAGAAATGTGCAGAGCTAGTGTATTCACTATTGCTGCTTCACCGCAATTGCCAGCAGGTAACTTTGTCAGATCCTCAAGATGAAAATTCTGAACTTATTGCAATTAACAGACCAATTGAATTTATACTTTCAACGTATGGTGGTTCTGCTGATGAAATGTTCGCGTTGTATGATGTCATTAGGCAAATCAGCAAGGATTGTGATGTTATCACACGTGGATTGGGCAAGGTTATGTCTGCTGGTGTTCTATTGCTAGCTAGCGGCGCAAAAGGCAAAAGAGAGATTGGTTCGCATTGTCGTGTAATGATACACAGTGTAATCGCCGGAAACGCTGGCTCACTACACAATCTTGAAAATGAAATGGATGAGCTAAGGCATACGCAAGAAAGATATATTAAAGCGTTGGCTACAGAAACTAAAATGACAACACGTCAAATTAAAAAACTTCTTGAACGCAAGGTTAATGTTTATTTAACTGCACAAGAAGCGGTCGAATTCGGTATTGCTGACATAATTATATAAAGCGAGGATATATATAATGGCAAAAATAACTGGCGCTGCTGCCCGATTGCTGGCTCAACAGCTACAATGTATTGCAGAAAGAAAAGGATATGCATTTTTTGACCACAAAAAGAAACCGTGGAATTTAAATATTATTGGAGTGCGTAGTGATATTGCAAAAGCAAATAAATTTGATGATAGCATGTATGTTGTTTATCGCAATTCCTCTAAAGAGTGGGAAGTTAGGTTGTATAAAATTACCACAGACCCAGGCACTTATTATTTACAAAACCCAATGAACGTAAACGGTACTGCAATAATGGTGCCGGGACAATACAGGTCAGTTTACAAGATTGATAAGCATTTAGGAAAATATGAGGCATTATGCCAAAGGGCAGGAAAAGTAAGAGTGTATCGCGATTCTGACAAGGATGACATTCTCGACATGGAGCCAGACTCAATCACTGAGGGCTACTATGGTATTAACATTCATAAAGCAGGTTCAAACTCGTCAATCGTCAATCGATGGAGCGCTGGCTGTCAAGTTTTCAAAACTAGTGGCGATTTCAATGATTTTATGTCGTTGGTTCGCCGATCTACAAAACATTGGGGTGAAAAGTTTAGTTATACTTTACTTGAAGAAAAAGATTTTGAGGGCTGTTGATGGATAAATTAAACGAAGCAATAGATAATTTTTTTAAAGATGATGACAAGTTGACATTAAAAACTTTATTTGAAGAAGTTGAAAAAGTGGTTGAATTGTTTGACTTAAAGCTCCCAATTAATGAACAGGCAGACGATCAGCTATCAAAAGAATTTCAAGCAGCGGTTGAGGCAAAAGACATACAAGCTCTTTTGCCAACAATTAAAATTACTGAGGCATGGGGCAAGCTTGGTAAGCGAGATCGCACTGTTATTGAAAAGTGGACGGCACAACTTGGTGGTGAGGGCAACACTGTCCAAGACAAGCTCTCCTTAATTAACGGCGTCATGACCGGCCAAAGCGCACAAGTCACAAATATATCTCAGATATTAACCACGATGATGGTTATTGAAACTTTAAACGCTATCCTAGGGGAGTTTACAGAATCAGCCGGCGGTTTCATTTTTGAAGGTTTCCTGGCTGGCTTATTCGGTGGCCAATCCGTGCAAATTGAAACACCTGAAGATATTAAAGCTGCGACTGGGCAAGAGGTTGAAGCCGCAGGAAAGCCCATTACAGATGTCGTGTTGGCTGGTAGGCACTATTCACTTAAATTGCTTGGCAAATCGACAGCGGTTAAGGGCTCATTTAAAAACATGGTTGAGCATTTTAAAAGCGGCATCGACCATGTTGTTTATTTAGATGCTCGTCGTAAAGGCGATGATTTACATTTTTCAGAATTTGAAATTACCTTGCCAACATTCTTAGACGCTTTTTACGAACCGTTTGCAGCCTTCGCAAAAAAGACCATGACAGTTGACACTGTTAGAAAATTAAAAAATGCACACAAAAAGTTTGATGATCAAATATTTTTAATTAGAACATCAAATAGGTTATCTCGCCGAGAATACCCTGATATTGGTGGTCGCACTAAATTTCAAGCCACAACTGACAAAGACACTGGCGAATCCAATCGGGAAATGATTGACAAACTTATGGAACTGCCAGATGACGTTTTACAGCAACTTGGTCCGTTTGCTATTGCGTACTCTACTGAAAGTTATGCTAAAAGCGACAAAGCCAGAGGGCTATTCGGGCCAGTCGGCCAGTTTAATGATTTGAAAGATGCATTTGAACAATATAAAGCTGGCAATCTTGGTGCGGATAAACTGTTTGCCGCTTTGGAGCGTACGCCTGCATACACACAGCAAAAACAATTTGCATTAACTCCAACCCAAGTTGAGAAAATCGCATCCTACAAAGAAGTTGGCACTCTTAGTTTGGGCGAGCGAGGATTGAAAAATCTTTGGAATTTATACGCAGAACGACTTATTCAAACAATTGCTCCTGTTTATTTTTTCTTAAACACTTTTACGCAAAACATAAATAGCTATTTCTTATCTAGCCCCACTGAAGAAACCAGCAGATTTGGTTACGGCAACAAAGCCATCGCCGCCGCAGAAAAAATAAAAGAATCATCCACAACTGCGGTTGAAAAATTAAAACCATCGGGTAGCGAAGTTGATTCTTAATAAATATGTATTTAGTGCTTGACAAACAATCATAATGACATTATATTAATATAAAGAGAGGTGTAAATTGTCATTTAAAATGAAATTCGAATCGGAAGATTCACTAAACCGTAAAATGCTTGAGGGCATCAACATTCTGGCCGATAACGTGGCGGCAACTTATGGCCCACGTGGGAACAATGTTCTTTTGCAAGAAAAAGATAGCGACCCATTTGTTACAAAAGATGGCGTGACAGTTGCACGCTTTGTTCATTTGGATGATCCATTTATGAACGCTGCTGTACAAGTATTAAAACAAGCAGCTATCCAAACAAACAATGAAGCTGGTGATGGCACAACCACATCAACTATTATTGCACGTGCTTTAGTTGAACGTGCACAAAAATATATTACTGCTGGCGTTCCTGCCATTGAAATCAAACGTGGCATGGATACGTTCCTTGAGCATGTTATTGATGTGTTGCATGACCTCTCAAAGCCTATCGAATCAAAAGAAGAGATTATGCATGTTGCAACAATTTCAGCCAACAATGATAAAACAATTGGTGAAATGATTGCCATGGCTGTCGATAAAGTTGGTCGCGATGGCGCAATTACAATTGAAGAAGCAAACTCTGGTGAAACTACTTTAGATGTAACTGAGGGCTTTAGTTTTTCTTCTGGGTTTAGGGCTGGGGCTTTTGTCACTGATAAGCGCCGCAATATTATGCAGCATGATAATCCTTTGATTTTAGTGACTGATTATAAAATTTCAACGGTTGATCAAATTTTGCCCGTGCTTGAACTTGGTGCAAGGGAAAATAGACCATTAGTTATTATTGCAGAGGAAATTGAAGAGCAAGCACTTGCAGCCATGATAATGAACGCAATGCGTGGCACCTTAAAAGTTGCTGCTATCAAAGCACCATTTTATGGTGAAGAGCGACGAAGCCTGTTGGCAGACTTAGCTATCTCAACCAATGCACATTATATTTCCAGAGAGTCTGGATTTAATTTATCTGATGTCAAGCTACAGCATCTTGGATCTGCTAGTTCAATTGAATCAACAAAAATCGCCACCACTATTGTTGGTGGGGATGCTGACTATGAATTAGTTGATCAGCAAATTGATATGCTTAAAGCACAGCTATCACAAACTGACGATTTAAGCGCCTGTGAAGCCATTCAGCATCGCATTACTCGTTTGGCTAGTGGTGTGGCCGTTATCCGCGTTGGAGCGCCCACAGAGGTCGAAATGATTGAAAAGAAGCATAGAATAGAAGATGCGCTTGAGGCCGTGCGTGCTGCACAGTTAGAAGGTACACTACCGGGCGGTGGATCAGCGTTAGTTAAGGCTCAACGTCTTAGTCCAATGGAAGTTGGAGGAATTGAAAATCACAATCAACGTGTTGGTGCCGAAGTATTGAAAGAGGCGTTGATTGCTCCGTTGGTGCAGCTAGCAGATAATTGCAATAGATCATCTGATATTATTCTAAGCCATCTTAGATGTCATGAGTGCCCATTTGAAAAAGGTTGGGACTTCAACACAAACTCTTTTACTGACTTATATGAAGCAGGCGTCATTGATCCTACCAAAGTTGTTTGCACTGCTTTGTCTAATGCTGTTTCTGTCGCTGGGTCTTTATTGACAACTAATTTTGCAATTATTGGTTATTAGTTTTAATTTTTACTAGTTAGTTTTGCCATGTCTGATTCTGAAAGAGAGTTAAGCGAAGCCATATTGCGCCTTGAAAACAACATCCAACGTATGGTGGATGGAATTGATGTCGTTAAAGAAGACATGAAAGTCATGGCTACCGACATTTCAAAGATTAAGGAAGCCGTTTATAATCCTGATCAGGGGATTTATGCGAGGCTTCGTTCCTTAGAAACGTGGAAAGAAACATCATCAAAAGTAACATGGATAATGATTTCAGCACTAATTGGTTTAGCAACCATGTCTGTTTGGAATTTATTATTTTCTTCTTAAAAACAATCAAAAATTAACTTAAAATAATATTTGGAGATTAAATGAGAGTTAATATTCAATTTTCTGTTAATTTGGATGAAGTTCCAAACCATGTTATTGCATTGTTGATGGACGCTGATAAAATTGTCGCTGATGCTTTTTTAGATGATGCATCGCTAGCCAATGAGGTTGAAATATTTTTAGAAAACAATAATTATGCCGATGCCATCAAACATTTGAGTGATGTGCGAGATCGATTGGTATCTTTGGATCATCGCTTAGATGATTGCATGAGAATTTTAATTGGATATCACCAGCACATCGCGAACCCAGACAACATCATTAATGATAACTTAAATGAAACGTCAGTTTCCCACGATAGCCAACCTTCTCATGATCATGGCGATCATGGAGGGTTTGAATGAGTTCTGAGTTCAAATCTGGTGATTTAGCGTATATACCATCTGAAGTCACGATGGTCAAGATATGCGAAGAGGGTGCTGTAAAAAATTATCTAAAAACTTCAAAACCTAAAAATGTTTTAATACTGGATACAGAAAAGCAAAGACATGCACCTGGGTTTACAAAAGTTTATTATGATGGCGATATTTGGTTTGTAAAAAACACTGACATATATGGAGGACATGATGTCAATTGTAAAGTTAGTTGAAGTTAGTAAAAGCTCAAGTGTTGTTTCTGGCGCAGGATATACGTTGCGTGAGATATTTGTTAATCCAAAGCATGTTGTTTGCTTACGAGAGGACCACCACACACAACAATTGTTAGTCGAGGGTAAATTACCAAATGATTTAGATAACAGGCAAAAGTTTACAAAAGTTCAGTTGAATCGTGGTTCAACCGGACTTGATGTAATTGTCGTTGGTAGCCCATCGATGATTGAGGAAAAGTTAAATTTTTCAAATAGAGTTTTATTGAAAGGATAAACAATGAATAATTATTATTTACTGTATGTTACAGGGCACTGTCCATGGTGCGTGAAAGCCATAAATTTACTAAACGAGTCAGGTTTAGAATATGCAATTACATTATTAGACCAAGCACTTGATTATCGTAGGCACTTAAAAAATAAATATAAATGGGATACTGTCCCAATTGTTGTCGAGGTTGATAAAAATGGCAATGAAAACTTTATTGGTGGCTACACCGATTTAGAAGAAAGGTTTAATGAATTAGGATTAGTTGAAGATAAGGAGCCAAGCTATGTTGTCGAGGATTGTGGACCCGAGGGCTGTCCGATTGAGCCTGAAGGCTCCAGTGATACATCCGTCTGATTTATCAAAAGCTGGGTCTTTAATTTGTTCAAAAGTTCCAAAAAATATTAATAATATTGACTCTATTTTTTTATGTGGCGGCTCAATTGAGCTGGCATTGGCTAAGAATAATTTCAATGTTAAGGCTTTCACTCACAACCATGAGTTGTTTACTTTCTGGGCGTGTCTTGCTACTGACTCACTAAGATTGGCTAAAATAATAAAAGAAATTCAATCATTTTTTGAAGATGAAGAATTGTTTTATCAATTTCAAGAAACGCGAAACGATTCATCTGATCCTTTTGTACGAGCGGCTATTTTTTATGCTCTAAACCGCTCATCAAAAAACGGTATTGTTTCCTCTGGAGCTTTCAACGATAAACAATCTAGACTCACCGATTTATCAATATCAAACATCGCGACATTTAATTTTGATAATTTAATTATTAATCATGTTGAAAATTGTGTCGATGTAATTAATGAATATTCCAAAGAATTTTTGATTTGTGCACCTTATGAAAAATTTACTGAACGTACACAATCCATGAGCCCACTGCCGCTTGAATTGCGTAGAATAAATCATTTAAGTTTAAGAAAAAAACTAATCAATAAAGACGATTGGATTTTAATTTACCAGTTCAACCACGATGTCATGGACGCATATTCTGGGTTTAATTACGAATTATATGACTACGCTTTTCGTAAAACTAATAATTCAGATAATGCGAAACATGTTTTAATATTTTCAAATAATTTGTGAATTTGCTAAACTCTCCTATAGTTACTATTGGAGGGCTTGAGTGTGTTAAACAATATTATCAATCAAGCGCGTAGAGTTTTTTCTTGGTTGGTTGTGTTGTTTTTCTTTTCAGCTTGTGCACCAGTTCCACAAACTCCAAGCGCCGTCAATTTAGATACAAACAACAACGAAGTACAAGTAAATGAGTCTGTTGTTGACAGTGTGCCTGCCTCAATAAGACAGGCACGTACTATACAAATGTCAAAAGAAGCTGCTGTTGTGACCTGGGGAACAGTTCGTGGGGAAAGGGTTGTAAGGGGCTCAGGCACTTATTTTGTCCATAAGGGGTCGCATTTTGTAATTACAGCGTACCATGTGTATGATGACCCCAGAATTGAGGGTGCGCTTGTTCAAAGTCAGACCGGCGAGATGGTAGCTGGCACCATGATATACGCTAGCCCAGAGCGTGATATGTGCGTTTTACTAGTGCCGCGCATGCGAACAGTTGAAGCTGCAAAGTTCAACCCGATTAGGCCAGCACAAGCCGATGAGGGT